TCCCCTCCCCGCGTACCCGGGCGCCCATTTCTCGAGCGTCGCAGGTATCGCCGATCGCGTCAGGGCGCGTCCCGTTCGCATGACGACCGCCTGGCGCAACCGGATCGTCGGCACCGGGGACGAGGCGCCCGACCAGCTCGTGGCCAACCCAGCCAACTGGCGGACGCACCCGGGTCCGCAACGCGATGCCCTTCGCGGCTCGCTCTCCGAGGTCGGCTGGGTGCAGCAGGTCATGGTCAACCGCCGCACCGGCTTCGTCGTGGACGGCCACGCCCGCGTTGAGGAAGCGCTCACCCGCCACGAGCCGACCGTGCCCGTGCTCTACGTTGACCTCAGCCCCGAGGAAGAGGCGCTGGTCCTCGCCACCCTCGACCCCATCGGCGCGATGGCGACGCGGGACGACGCGCGGCTCCAGGAGCTACTCAGCGGCCTCGTGGTCGACGATGCGGGCCTTCTTGCGTTGTTGGCCGATCTCGCGCCTGTAGCGCCCCGTGTGGGCCTCACGGACCCCGACGACGTGCCTCCGCTCGGCGACGAGTCAGGGATCAAGCCCGGCGACCTCTTCGCGCTCGGCGATCACCGGCTGATGTGCGGCGACTCGACCACCGACCTGTCGCGTCTGATGGGCGGGTCGAAGGCGCAGATGGTCATGGCCGACCCGCCGTACAACGTCCGGTACACGGGCGGCTCGACGAACGATCAGGAGCGGGCAGACTCCTATGCGGACGCGTGGACCGAGACCGAGTACGGGGCATGGCTCGGCCGAGTGCTCACGGCCGCGGCGGGAGCCACCGATGAGAAGGCCGCGCTCCACATCTGGTTCGGGTCATCCATGATGCGGCCCGTTCTCGACGCCATCGATGCCGGTGGCTGGGAGCGGCGGCAGCAGATCATCTGGAACAAGCTCTCGCCGCACTACGGGGCGCTCGGGGCGCAGTACAAGCTCCGCTATGAGCCCATGTGGTACTGCCACAAGCGCGGCCAGTCGCCGCGCTGGTTCGGTCCGACCAATGAGCCTGCCGTGTGGGATCAAGACCAGCCGCGGGTCAATGATCTGCACCCGACCATGAAACCGGTTGCCCTGTATGCGCGCAGCCTGACCAACCACTCCGCTCCGCGCGACATCGTGCTGGAATGCTTCTCCGGCTCCGGAACCACGATCATCGCCGCCGAGCAACTCGGCCGCCGCTGCTACGCGATGGAGATCGACCCGCGCTACGTCGCGGTCGCCATCAAGCGCTGGGAAGACTTCACGGGACGGAAGTCGGAGCGGCTCGATGGGTAAGCGCGGCCCGGCCCCGACGCCCGTGGCACTCAAACTGCTGCGCGGCAATCCCGGGCGCCGCCCGATCAACCGCGCCGCCCCGGAACCGACGCCCGGGCTGCCGGTGCGGCCGGTCGGAATGAGCATCCTAGCGCGCCGTGTCTGGACCCGGATCATCCGCGACTACGGAGCCACGGGCGTCCTGACCGGCGTCGATGCGGACTCGTTCCGCATCTACTGCGAGGCCGTCGTCCGCTACGAGGGCGCGGCGATGATGCTCGAGAAGAGCGGCCCACTCGTCAGGGGCGCACGCAACGGGGAGCTGGTCAAGAACCCGCTCCACCAGGTGGTCCGCGACAACGCGGATCTGGTGCGTGCCTTCGCCCGTGAACTCGGGTTCACGCCGTCGGCTCGCTCGGCCCTGACCGACGTCAAGAAGGCCGAGTCGGGCGATCCCCTCGACCGCTGGATGAGCGGCACATGACCATCTCCACCCTCGCCCCGCGCGCCCGTCGCCGGATGACGCCTCCCCCGCCGCCCGACCCGATCACGCAGTACGCGCTCGACGTCGTAGCCGCCCGGATCGTCGCCGGCAAGTACGTCCGCAAGGCGTGCGAGCGTCACCTCGCCGATCTCGCCGGCGGGGCCGACCGGGGCCTGTACTTCGATGCGGCCGCTGGCATGAAGGCGGTCGGATTCTTCGGGCTCCTCCGCCACTACAAGGGCGACCTCGGTAAGGAAGACGGCGGCCGCGGCGCGTTCGTCCACCTCGAGGCGTGGCAGATCTTCATCGTCGGCTCGGCGTTCGGGTGGAAGCGGACCGTGGATGGCCTGCGCCGCTTCCGCCGGATCTACGTCGAGGTCGGCAAGAAGAACGGGAAGACCTTGCTGGGCGCCGGGATCATGCTGCTCCTGGCCTTCTTCGACGGTGAGCCGGGCGCCGAGTGCTACAGCATCGCGACGAAGGAAGACCAGGCGAAGCTCTCTTGGAACGACGGGGCCCAGTTCGTCGCCAAGAACCGCTCGATCGCCAACCGCGTCCGCAAGGTCGGCAAGCGCCTGGTCAACGAGGCGTCGGCGTCCTTCTGGACACCGCTCGGCCGGGACTCCGACGTCGGGGACCAGGGCATCAACCCGCACGGTGTCCTCGTCGACGAACTCCACGTGCTCGACAGCCAGGACCCGATCGATAACGCCGAGACGGCAACCGCCGCCCGCTCCCAGCCGATGATCGTCTTCATCACGACGGCCGGCGTGAAGCGCGAGTCCGTGTGGGCCAACATGCGCGCCGATGCCATCGCCGTGGTCGAGGGCCGTGCGACCGATGACACGATGCTCGTGCTCGTGTACTCGCTCGACGAGGGAGACGATCCTTTCGACGAGGCCGTCTGGCCAAAGCCGAACCCCAATCTCGGCGTGAGCGTTCGGCTCGACAGCCTCCGTGACCAGGCCGAGCAGGCGAAGCGATCGCCGGCGAAGCTCGCGCCGTACCTGCGCTTCCGGATGAACGTGCCGACCGCGGTGGCGACCAAGGCCATCGACATCGACCTGTGGGATCGCTGGGTCGACGCGGACGGCATGGTGCGCCAGCAGATCGAGTACCAGCCCGCGCCGCCGGCCGGCGCCGGCTGCTACGGCGGCCTCGACCTCGCGTCGGTGCGTGACCTGACGGCGTTCCTCCTCCTGTTCCTCGCCCCCGACGGGCTGTATGACGTCCTGTGCTGGTTCTGGTGTCCGGAGGATGGCGTCCACGAGCGATCGCAGCGCGACGGCGTGCCCTACGAGGACTGGGTGCGTGACGGCTTCCTGATCGCGACGCCCGGCAACGTGACCGACTATGCGTTCGTCAAGGCCCTGATCCTCGAGCAGGCCACGACGTTCGCGGTGGGCGAGATCGGATACGACCGCTGGAATGCCACGCAGCTGGCCGTGGAGCTCGTCCATGACGGCGCCCCGATGATCGCGGTGCCGCAGACGCACGCCGGTCTCGGTCCGGCCTGGCGCGAACTCGACAAGATCATCCTCCAGGGCCGGCTGCGCCACGGTGGCAACCCGATCCTGCGCTGGATGGCCGGCAACGTCGAGGTAGAGACGGACTCCGCCGGCAATCAGAAGCCATCGAAGGTCCACTCCTCGGAGCGGATCGACGGCATGGTCTCGCTCGACATGAGCCTCGGGCGCTGGATGGCAAACGGCGGCGCGCCGGCTATTTGGACGGCGGCCTGATGAGCCGCAACACCGCCATCGGCCTGCTCATCGTGGCCCTGTGCTTCCTGTCTGGCTTCCTACTTCGGGGGTGCGTGTGAATGCCCTGATGGCGACCGTCACGCGCCCGTTCGCGATGGCGGCCAATGGTCTCGCGTCCATCGGATCGGCCACGATGCGCTTCATGGGCGGCGCGCAGTACTCCGTTGGCATCCTCATGGGCCGGACGCGCATCAACTACGCCCTCGAGATCGGCGACCCGTCCAAGAACCCGATCGTGGTCGCGGTGGTGGGCTGGATCGCTCGCAACTTCCCGGAGGCTCCGGTCCGCGTGCGCCGGCTCTCTCCCGATGGAAGCGCCGAGAACATCGTGCCCAGTGGCAACGGACCGGGCGCCATGCTGCGCCTGCTCGAGCGGCCGAACCCGTACTTCTCCGGCGTGCTGCAGTGGATCGCCACGATCATCGATCTCAAGTGCCGGGGCGACGCCTACTGGGTCAAGATCCGGACCGGGCCGTCCTCGACCGACCGCGTGGTCGAACTCTGGTGGGTGCCCTGGGCCATGATCCGGCCCTACTGGGATCCGGGGTCCGGCCGCTTCATCGACTACTACCTGTACCGGGTCGACGGGGTCGACTACCGGGTGGAGACGTTCAACGTCGTCCACTTCCGCGACGGAATCGATCCGCTCAACACCCGCCGCGGTCTCTCACCGCTCGCCTCGCTCTTCCGCGAGATCTTCACCGACGACGAGGCCGCCAACTTCACGTCGGTCCTGCTGAAGAACTTCGCCGTCCCTGGAGTGATCCTCGCGCCGTCGAACACGGGCGGCGTGGGCCCGAAGGCCGACCCGGAGGCGGTCAAGAAGAAGTACCAGGAGACGTTCGGGGGCGACGAGCGCGGGAACGTCATGGCGCTCTCCGCGCCGACCGACATCAAGATCCTCTCGTGGAGTCCCGAGCAGCTCAACCTAAAGTCGCTGCGCCGGATCCCCGAGGAGCGCATCTCGGCGGTTCTGGGGGTTCCGGCGAGCGTCGCCAACCTCGGAGCCGGCCTCGAACAGAACGCGTTCACCAGCTTCACCGAGGCGCGGAAGGCGGCCTACCAGGAGGCGATCGTCCCGGCGCAGCGTCTCGTCGCGGCGGAACTCGAGGTCCAGCTTCTGGACGACTTCGCCGACATCAACGCCGACTCGCTCGATGTGGACTTCGACACGTCCAAGGCATCGGCCCTCCAGGAAGCCCTCGACGCCGTCTGGAAGCGCAACCAGTCGGCGGCCACGATGGGCCTCATCACCCGGGCTGAGTTCCGGCAGGCGACCGGGCATCTGATCGCCAACGGAGATGACGTCTACATCCTGCCCAACAACTACACCGTCATGGGATCCGGGGGCGCGCTTCAGGGGGCGACCCCCGGTCCCACCACCAAGCCATCGGCGTTCCGGGGTGAGGCCGTCGAGGTTCGCTGCTCGAACGCCGAGTGCGGGAAGCTCCTGGCCGAGGCCGCGTCGCCGCCGTATCGGATGACGTGTCGGCACTGCAAGACGGTGACAACGGCGGAAGGCGCTGCTGCATGACCGCCAACGTCCGACCGATCCCGAACGCGCAGATCGCAGTCTCCGACGAGTCCGGCGAGCTCGGCGTTGCTCGCGAACTGCGCTTCGGCACGGGGCAGGTCGTCGTCGCGGCGGGCGTGGCCGATGTGTCGGCGGGTCTTCAGGGTCCGACGGGTCCGACGGGCACTCAGGGAACGCAGGGCCCCGGCGGACCGATCGGACCGCAGGGGACGGCCGGATCTCAGGGCAGTCAAGGGACTCAAGGTAGCCAGGGGACCGCCGGCGCAACCGGTGCACAGGGAACAGCTGGTGCGACTGGCCCGCAGGGAACCCAAGGCACCGCGGGGCCGGCCGGGACTCAAGGTGGTGTCGGTCCGCAGGGCACAACCGGAACGCAGGGTGCGGCTGGTACGCAAGGCACCACCGGAGTGGCAGGCCCGCAAGGAACAACCGGGACGCAGGGTGCAGTTGGAACTCAAGGCCCGCAGGGGACTGAAGGAACAACCGGGACCCAGGGAGCAGTGGGTACGCAGGGTGTTGCCGGGGCCCAAGGCGCTCAAGGGACGACTGGGACCCAGGGTACCCAGGGCATCGCCGGGACTCAGGGCACAACGGGGACGCAGGGCACGCAAGGCACGACTGGTACCCAGGGCCCGGCCGGGACTGAAGGTCCGGTTGGGACCCAAGGAACCATAGGTACCCAAGGGACTCAAGGCGCGGTCGGCACTCAGGGGACAACGGGAACCCAAGGTGCCCAGGGAACCACTGGGACGCAGGGAGCACCCGGGACGCAAGGCACGACGGGCACACAAGGTCCAGTTGGTACTCAGGGCCCGCAGGGAACCCAGGGAACGACGGGTACCCAAGGAACACAAGGTGTAGCGGGAACCCAAGGGACCACTGGTACCCAGGGGCCGGTTGGCACGCAGGGTCCAGTAGGGACGCAAGGAACGACTGGCACGCAGGGCACGCAAGGCGTCGTCGGGACTCAAGGCACCACTGGAACCCAGGGCCCACAGGGAACCCAGGGCATCACCGGGACCCAAGGTGCGGTTGGTACGCAAGGCGCGGCTGGTACGCAAGGCACCACCGGCACCGCTGGTCCGCAGGGCACCACTGGCATACAGGGTGCTCAAGGGTCTGCCGGAACGCAGGGCGCTACGGGTACTGCTGGACCCCAAGGGACCACAGGAACTCAGGGAGCCGCAGGAACCCAGGGTGCTGTCGGTACACAGGGCATCGCGGGAACGCAGGGAACGACCGGAACGGCGGGGCCACAAGGCACGACCGGAACCCAGGGCACCCAGGGCGTGGCAGGAACGCAGGGAACGACTGGCACTCAAGGTGCGGTTGGCACGCAGGGGCCAGCGGGCACTCAGGGAACGACTGGTACCCAGGGGGAAGTCGGTGCTCAAGGAGCGTCGGGCACCCAAGGTACGACCGGAACTCAAGGAACTCAGGGCGTTGCGGGTACCCAGGGCACTACGGGGACGCAGGGAGCGGCGGGAACGCAGGGAGGTGTCGGCACCCAAGGCGCTGCTGGTGCTCAGGGGACTACTGGTACCCAGGGAGCCGCGGGGACCTCCGGGGTTCAGGGGACGACTGGCACCGCTGGTGCCCAGGGAACCACCGGGACGCAGGGCACCCAAGGCGTGGCCGGCACGCAGGGGACGACAGGGACTCAAGGTGCGGCGGGTACTCAGGGAACTACTGGTACCCAGGGCACCCAGGGTGTCTCAGGAACCCAAGGCACAACGGGTACGCAGGGTGCCGTTGGGACGCAGGGAACTACGGGCACGCAGGGCACTCAGGGGGCCGTCGGTACTCAGGGTCCGGTGGGAACTCAAGGCACCACGGGTACCCAAGGGACCCAGGGAGTAGTCGGGACCCAGGGAACGACCGGAACGGCTGGTCCACAGGGCACAACTGGGACGCAAGGGGCCGTCGGCACTCAGGGGGGGGTCGGGACCCAAGGCACAACCGGCACTCAGGGAACTCAGGGTGTCGCAGGTACCCAGGGGACGACGGGAACCCAGGGCGCCGTCGGCACGCAAGGCACTACTGGGACCCAGGGTGCCACCGGGACCCAGGGAGTGGCCGGAACTCAGGGCACTACCGGCGCGCAAGGTACTCAGGGCGTTGCTGGGACCCAGGGGACTACTGGGACGCAGGGCACCCAAGGTATCGCCGGGACCCAAGGTACGACCGGAACTCAAGGAACTCAGGGAGTCTCGGGGACCCAGGGCACGACCGGCACACAGGGAGCCGTAGGTACCCAGGGCGCCGTGGGTACTCAGGGTCCAGTAGGGACGCAAGGAACGACTGGCACGCAGGGTGCGGTTGGGACACAGGGTCCGGTGGGGACCCAAGGGACAACGGGTACTCAAGGAACCCAAGGTGTAGCGGGTACCCAGGGCACTACAGGGACACAGGGCACCCAGGGGACCACTGGCACCCAAGGCGCTGTCGGCACCCAAGGACCCGTCGGTACGCAAGGCCCGGTCGGCACCCAAGGGACGACCGGGACACAGGGGACCCAGGGCATCGCAGGGACCCAGGGAACGACAGGCACCCAGGGTGCCGTCGGTACTCAAGGTCCAATAGGTACCCAGGGCCCCACGGGAACGCAAGGAACGACCGGAACGCAGGGCGCCGCAGGGACGGCCGGAGTTCAAGGGACGACGGGTACTCAAGGGGCCGTTGGAACCCAAGGGCCAGTCGGCACCCAAGGACCAGTAGGTACGCAGGGAACGACTGGTACGCAAGGGACCCAAGGGGCAACCGGCACACAAGGCACCACAGGAACGCAGGGCGCGGTTGGAACGCAGGGGCCAGTAGGTACTCAGGGCACCACCGGAACACAAGGCACGCAGGGCCTTGCCGGGACCCAAGGGACGACAGGGACGCAGGGAGCGGCGGGTACTCAGGGCATCGCTGGAACGCAGGGTATCGCGGGCACTCAGGGGACTACCGGCACGCAGGGGACCCAGGGAACCACTGGTACTCAAGGCGCGGCAGGTACGCAGGGCGCCGTCGGAACGCAAGGCGCCGTCGGAACGCAAGGGACCACTGGAACTCAGGGGACCCAAGGTGCCACAGGGACCCAGGGCACGACAGGTACTCAGGGTGCGGTTGGTACTCAAGGGGTCGTCGGCACCCAGGGCACGACTGGAACGCAGGGTACCCAGGGCGTCGCGGGTACTCAAGGCACGACGGGGACGCAAGGGGTCGCCGGGACTCAGGGAGCGGTAGGAACCCAAGGAACCACAGGCACTCAAGGTGCCCAAGGTACGACCGGGACTCAGGGGGCTACAGGAACGCAAGGGGCAGCAGGAACGCAGGGCACAACCGGGACGGCCGGAACCCAGGGAACCACCGGTACTCAAGGCGCGGCCGGAGGCTTGACCTCGGCCGGTGGCGGCTCGGCTGGCACGAAGGTCTGGGTCGGGACTACCGATCCGGCCGGCAGCGCATCCGAAGGCGACATCTGGGTGAACGCATGAGTACCGTCGCCAAGTTCTACCTGCACGACGCGGCGACCAACAATACCGGGACGCTGCCGGGCGCCAGCACGCTCGACGCATCGTCCCCGACCGTCACCGCGACCGGCGCGTCCACCAACCGGGATGCAACCGGGTCGCTCGGCGCGACCCAGACCTCCATCGCGGTCGCCACGAACGCCACGACATCCGCCCAGTCGGCGTGGCACCGCCGCTTCCTTTCTTACCCGATTGCCGCCCAAACGATCGCCGCCCAGACGATCACTTTCTCGATGGCATGCGAAGAGAACAACGCCAGCGCTAACTACCTCCCGACGTGCGGCGTCTACCTCTGGCGGCCGTCCACCGGGACTAAGATCGGTACCCTCCTCGCAGTTGGGTCGATCTCGCTAACGGAACCTTCGACCGTCCAGATCGCTCGCAGCGGCACGGCTACGTCAACGTCCGTCACGGCGTTGGACGGCGACATCCTCGTGTTCGAGACGTGGCGCAAGAGCAACGCGCAGGGAGCGGCGACGACCTACACCGACACCGAGTATTACGACGGCACCACCGAGGCTTCGGCGTCCAGTTGCGCCTCGTTCGTCGGCTTCGCGACCCCCATCGCGATCTACTCCCCGCCCGTGACGGGCTACGCCGCCGCCGTTGTCGCAGACAACCCGATCTCCTACTGGCGGCACGGCGACGCTTCCAGCCCGTCAAGAGATCAGATGGGGGCCAGCAACGCCAAGGCTGCTGGCGGCGTCACCTATGGGCAGACCGGGGCGTTGACCGGAGACGCCAACAAGGCGGTCCTCCTCGACGGTTCGACGGGCTATCTCTACGCCGCTAACGTCACGGGCTACTCGCTCGCCGCGACGGGGGTTCTGTCGTTCGAGATATGCCTCAACTACACCTCGACGGGCGTCAGTCAGGCGTTCTTCAGTCACGGGACTGGGGTGGGCGGCTACGACTACCTGATCTATGTCGATGGGACGGCGGACAAACTCGCTTGCCAGTTTTGGGACTCTGGCGGGACGAACCGCTACCAAGTCGCCAGCACGGCGACACTCTCGTCCGGCTACCACCACATCGTCATCACCGTCGCCCCGACCGTCCCCGCCGTCAAGTACTACGTTGATGGCTCCCTGATCCAGACCGAGACGACCGCGTGGGTGGGCACATCGACGGCCAGCACCGCCCAACTCGCCCTCGGTCGCAAGGATCACACGGCTGACACGTGGTTCAACGGGGGCTTCGATGAGCAGGCGATCTACGGCACCATCCTGACGCAGTCCCGAGTGTCGGCGCACTATGCGGCTGCACGTGCAATCGCCGTGAAGGTCAGGCGAAGCAGCGCCTGGACCGCTGGCGCCGTGAAGGTCAGGCGTACCGGCGCATGGGTCGCGCCCACGGCAGTCAAGGTCCGGCGTGGCGGCGCATGGACGACGGTCACATGACGACCTGGGGCATGGTGGCGATCGTCAAGAACGAGGCGGCCAACATCGAACGCTGCCTCGCGTCGGCCATCGCTGCCGGCGTCACGGTGGCAACCATCGTGGACACCGGGTCCAGCGACAACACGATGGAACTCGTCAGGAAGGCGTGCGCCGGGATCGAGCTCCGGCTATCCGAGGTCCCGTTCGAGAGCATGGGGCAGGCGCGCTCGGCGGCGTTCGCAGCGGCCTATGACTCCTGCGACTGGCTCTTGGCTCTTGACGCGGACATGACGTGCGAGATCGATGCAAACTTTGTGCCGATCGGCGATGCCTACGGGATCACGATGGACACGGGCACCTACCGATGGGACCTGCCGCTCCTCCTCAACGGGCACGTCCGATGGAAGAGCACCGGGGGATACCACGAGTACACGTCCCGGGCGGACGGCGCGCCGTATGCCTACCCGCACACGGAGGCGGTTCGGGTCCATTTCGTCACCCCGCCCCGGACGCTCCAGAAGTCCCACTGGATCGTCGCGCTCCTCGAGGCGGACCTCCTCAAGAACCCCGAGGACACGCGGACCCTGTTCTACCTCGCCCAAGAACGGCGTGATCTTGGCGATCCGCGGGCGCGCGAGACGTACCTCAAGCGCGCCGGTCTGGGCGGCTGGGAAGAGGAGGCGTGGTGGTGCCTGTACCAGGCCGCTCTTCTCGCGGAGTGGCCCGCCCGCGCCGCCGAACTGATGACCGCGTGGGAGCGGCGACCGTTCCGCTTGGAGCCGTTGCGCGACCTCGTGCGCGAGTTGAACGTCCGGGGCGACCACCACGCGGCCTACCAACTGGCCTGCGCTCCGCGCCTGCCCAACCCCGACCAGACGTTCACGGAGCCTGCCGTGTGGGCCTGGGAGATGGACTTCCAGAAACATGTGGCAGCGTGGTGGGTCGATCGAGTTGACGAGTGCCGTGAGCTCGGGGAGGAACTGCTCCTTCGCGGCGACCTGCCCTTAGATGTACGCGCAGCGATTGAACGCAATCTGGCCCTTTGCGACCCCAGGGTGGCCTGACGTGCTAACCCTCGGTCGTTTCGGCGAACCACTCGTCAGGCGTTCGGTTTCGCTTGGCCGAGTTGCACGCTCGACAGGCTGGAACGATGTTGTCTGGATCGCGCCAGCCGGGCCGTCCACGCGGGATCACGTGGTCATAGGTCGTCGCGGGTCCGAAGCAGTAGACGCACTCACCCTTGATGGGAGCGTTCTGAGCAAGCGTGTTCCCGCGCATCCTGGCCCGCACGCGCTCCAGGTTCTCCGGCCTTGGCCCATGCCCAACCTCGCCGGTCTTCGCGGCGCTGATGCGGGCGCGATGTTCAAGCGTGAATACCCGGCCCTTCATTGCGGCGCTCAACTTCGCGCGCGTTTCCTCGGACGGAGACGGGGCGTATCGGCCCTTTTGCGTGGCGCTGATCTTGGCTCGGGTTTCGTCCGATCGGGGACCCGCAGACTGGCCCTTGTGCGCGACGCTCATCTTCGCTCGCGACTCCTCGGTGTGCCTCGATCCAAGGTGTGCGATCGCCATATTCGCGCGGTGCTTAGGGGAGAGAGGCCTCCCGAGATGTCCCGCGCTGATCGCGGCGCGCCATTCGGGATTGAGCGGGATGCCCTTTCGGAGCGCACTCGCCGCTGCGCGCATTTCGGGAGTGCGAACGTAACCGGCCATCGGGAACCTCCTTGTACGAGGTCGGGGCGGGAGCGGCCGGTACAAGCAACCGCTCCGCTAACCCCACGCACATTGTACGTCCGCCGAAACCCCGACGAGACACGGGCGCTCAGCGAGAACCTGCTGGCGCGCAACGACCTGCCGATCGACGTGCGCGCGGCGGTGGAGCGGAACCTCGGGCTGTGCAGCGAGAAGGCGGCGTGATCGACCTGCTCTCGTCGGCGCCGCACTACCGCTTGCACCTGCTTCCGCTCTGGGACGCGCTGCCGGCCGAGATCCGGGGCGAGAGGTCCGACGGCGACGGGATGGGTGCTCGTGTGCGCCGGGCGGTCGAGGACCCCACTGGGGCCGTGCTGGTGGCGTCTCACCGGGACCTGAAGACGGCCCACTCTCTGGGATACCAGAGGATCGCCCTGGCTGAGCATGGCATCGGGCAAAGCTACCTGAACTGGCATTCCTGCTACCCGGGCGGTCGCGATCGAGATGCCGTCGGCCTCTTCCTATCGCCGAATGAAACAGCGGCCTTGATGGACCATGTGGCCTATCCTTCGGCGCGCGTCGAGGTCATTGGCGATCCCCGGCTCGATACCATGCCGTCCCTCTCCGGTCCACCCGGCATAGTCGCGCTGAGCTTCCACTGGGACTGCCGCGTCGCGCCGGAGACGCGCTCTGCGTTTCCGTACTACCGCGGCGTGATCGCTGATCTCGCCCGGGCCGTCCCGCTGATCGGACATGCCCACCCCCACGCCGCCGGCGAGATGGCGCGCTTCTACCGGCGGATCGGCGTCGAGTTCGTAGAGTCCTTCGACGAGGTGTGCCGGCGGGCGTCCGTGTTCGTGGCGGACAACACGAGCACGCTCTTCGAGTTCGCATCCACGGGTCGTCCGGTGGTCGTGCTGAACGCCCCAATCTACCGTCGGGACTTTCACCCCGGGCTCCGCTTCTGGGACGCGGCCAACGTGGGTGTCCAGGTTGACGAGCCGGGCGACCTCGTGGCCGGCGTTGAGAAGGCGCTGGCAGACGCGCCGGAACAGCGAGCGAACCGCGACGCGGCCTTGCGGCTCGCGTACTCGTCTCTCACCGGCGCAGCGGAGCGTGGAGCAGCGATCCTCGCGGAGTGGGCGAGCTGAATGAAGATCGCGGTCGTGACCCCATCGAGGGGCCGGGTCGACTCGCGGACGATCGAGGCGGTCCTGGCGAACCTCGAAGGGCATGAGTCCGTCGGCTGGTTCCTGAGCCACTCGCTCCCGATTCCGGAATGCGCCGAGAACGTCGTGGAGCGCGCGCTGGCGGCCGGCGCCGAGGCCGTCTGGTCGATCGAGGAGGACACCGTGCCGCCCTCTGGCGCGCTGGACGCCTCGCTGCGGATGCTCGGCGAGGGCTACGCCGTCGCGGCCATCGACTACCCGATCTCGCAGGGCACCGGCTGCCTCTCCCGTGACGCCGCCGGCAACATCCTGTGGGTCGGCCTCGGCTGCACGCTCATCGCGCGCGAGGCGTTCGAGAAGGTGCAGCGCCCGTGGTTTCGCATCGTGGACGGGCGCGCCTATGGCGGCCACGACATCTACTTCTGCCGCGAGGTACTCCGGGCGGGCCTCCGGATCGGGCAGGTGCCCGGCATGATCGCGAAGCATGTCCGGCTCGTCGAGCTCGGCAAGAACGGCACGAACATGGGATGCCACCAGGTGAACATCCTCGACCGGATAGACCGCCAGTACAGTGAGCGGCCGGCCACACGGCTGGCGCTCGATCCGGGTACCGTGATCCTCGTCCCGTGGCGAGCGGATGGCGGCGAGCGCGAACGACTCTGGACATATTGCCGCGGCTGGTGGGGGCGCACCTTCGATGCTCCGATCTTCGAGGGCGTCCACGAGGGACCCGACCTGTTCAACCGCGCCATCGCGCTGAACCGCGCAGCGAAGGCGGCCGGCGACTGGAAGGTGGCCGTCATCATCGACGCCGACACGCTCGCGGATCCCGTGCGGGTGCAGGAGGCCGTGAACCGCGCCGCGCTGACCGGTCAGATGGTGCTCCCCTACGACGACCGGCGCGAGTTGGAGCCCGGCGAGACGGAGCTCGTCATGCACGGCGCACCACTGCTCGCGGCGATGGGCCGCGACTTTGGTCCCGCAGTGTCGGGCGTCGTGGCCGTCAATCGGCGACTCTGGGACGTCGTCGGCGGCTTCGACGAGTCATTCGTCGGCTGGGGCGCCGAGGACAACGACTTCGCCGACGCCTGCCGGCGAACCGGCGGGGAGATCGTCCGGCTGCCCGGCCCGGTCTGGCACCTCCACCACACGAGGCACCCCGACGCGACGGACAGCTCCCCGGTCCTCCAGGCGAACAGGCGCCGGTGGCAGGAGCACCGCGCGGAGTGGAAGGACTGGCGGACGCTGTACAAGGCGCACCATCCGACCGTCTCCGACGATCCCCCGGGCGGGCGGATCCCGCCGATCCTGCACCGCGTGGTGATCGGCCTCGAGCCCGAGACCTCCCGGCGCTGGTGGGCGAAGTTCGGCGAGCTCCATCCAGCCTGGGACCTTCAGACGCACAGCCTGCCCTTCGACCCGAAGGCATGGCCGCTCACCTCGTGGCTCTTCCCGCACACGGTCCACCCCGCGCAGCTCGCCGACTTCATCCGACTGGAGGCGCTCTGGAATGACGGTGGGGTCTACGTGGACTGGGACATCGAGCCGTACCGACCGCTCGATCCGCTCCTGTCCCTCGAGGGGTTCGTGGGGTGGGCCCTCCCGCACATCGCGGCCAACGGCGTCATGGGATTCCGGCCGCATCATCCGGCCGTGGGCAAGACGCTGGACCTCGCGATGGCGCGCTTCGCGGCGGACCGGGAGAACCTGATCTCTATCGGCCCTGGGGCCATCACGGAGGCGGTGAAGGGCCGGAACGACGTGCTCCTCCTGCCGCCCCAGAGCTTCTATGCCGCGGGCCACGTCGCCAACCCATCGCAGGTCGAGGGCCAGTTCGCCGGCGATCCGTGGGTCTACGTCGTCCATTGGGGACACGGCACCTGGAAGGCCGAGCATCCGTGGAAGCCGGAGCACGAGGGGCGCCGGTCGCTTGCGGATCACCTCACGGAGCGGCGCCAGCGGCAGTTGGCGCTTGCGCAGGAGAGGCTGGCCGCACGGCAGCGCCAGCGCGACGAGCGGATCCGGAAGTTACGGACGGTTGCCTCTTGACCGTGGTGCTATCGTCTTCCTTGACGGTGGTTAGGCGCCGCTTTCTCATGCCCCGATCCTCGCCTAACCGGGGGTCGGGGCTTCCTGTTAGGAGGAAGGCTTGAAAACCATCGCGATCGGCGATCTTGGCGAGTTCTGGTACGGCGACTACAAAGAGCCGTTCGTCCAACTCGAAGGCGCGGTGCCGGGCTACCCGGCGGGCGTGATCCCCATCGAACCGGACACCGGCAAGCTCCTGTGCGCCTACTGCGGGAAGACGTACCACCATCTCGGAAACCACGCGAACATGGTGCACGGGATGCCAGCCGCGATTTACAAAGACGAGGTCGGGCTGCTCCGCAAGTCGGCCCTGGTAAGCGAGCGGATGCGCGAAGGCAACATCCGGGACGGTTTACGGCGGCGAGCTTCCGGGATGGTGATGCCACGGCCGGCCCTATTGGGCCGGAGGAACACCCCCGAGGCTCGCCGCATCATGAGTGAAGCAAAGAACAAGCCCGAAGCACTCAACAAGACCGGCCGCTGCCTAGCTCAAATGGTTGAAGTGGCACGCCTGGTGGCCCGAGAGCATGATGGCCGTATCACTGAACCGCTAATGAGCAAACGGGGAATCTCGGTAGCGGCGATGAGGCCCTACGGGGGCGTTCTCCGAATCGCTGAACTTGCAGGTGCCGTTGGCCTCCACCATCCGAGGCCGTATCCTGAAGCCATGCTGCTTACGGCGCTTCGTGATCTTGGCGAGGAGCTTGGCCGAACACCGCAGGTGTCGGATTTACGGCGTTACGGGCTCCCCTCCTGGCCCGTCTACATGAGGTGTTTCGGGTCTTACAGGGAGGCGTGCAGCCGAGCCGGGTTCATACCGAATGTGCCCTTGCCGGTGAGCGATTCAGACGAACTCGCAATCCTGACGGCCTATGCAATGAGCGGAAGCGCGCAGAAGGTGGCTAAGCGAGTTCACCGCGGCACCGCCGCGGTAACAAAGGTGCTGTCGAGCTACGGGGTGCCCCTCTTCCCGTTCACTCCAGAGCGCTCCGCTGAACGTCGAAAGGCGCGCGAATGGGCCGCCGAGATGGCGCGCCGCATCTCGGGCTGGCCGGACGCCTCGGCGGTCGCCTGATGGCCGCGCCGAAGCGATGGGGACCGTCCCGAATCCTGCGCCTGGACGAACTCGACCCGGTGACGCGCGAGATCGTCATGGCGATCCTGAATGCCCGAGCGAATGCGGCCAAGGCCGCGAAAGGAGCCGACTGATGGCTGTCCAATGGACCCGCTCATGGGTCCCGGTGTATGGCGCTGATCCGTGGGTCAAACCGGTCCTCGACGAACCCGACCCCTATTTCCGGGCCGGACACAACGGAGTGGTCAGCGCCTTCCACGGCGCGATCCAAGCGCAGAACGCGCTCACGTCCCATGCCCACGTGGACGGCCAGTGGCACGCCCACGCCCACGGCGACTACTGGCACGCTCCACACGTGATGGACGAAGCGGAGTTGTATACCTTCGACTACTGGGCGTGGTCGAAGGCAGAGACCGAGGAATACATGGCCGCCCATCCCAAGGAGGAGACGATCGCCTCTTGACGAGCCGAACGGGACCGGCGTAAAGTCCCTGCAGCGAGTTCGATCCGGTGGCCTCCGTGCCGTAGGATCGGCGAATAGGCAATCTCCGCAGTGGCCTCCTTGGCCCGTGAGAAATCACGATCCTAGGGGGTCATTCTCTTGGGCCAGAAGAACTACCAGCACATCGCACGGGCCGTCTTTGACACGCCCTGGTTCATCAGGGAGGCCGAGGGCTCGGTAATCACGGCGCTCATCCGGGGACGTCTCGCCGGAGAGCAGCTCGCCGGAGCCGAGATCGCTGCCCGCGTTCAGGCCGCCCGGGCACAGCAGGGACCGCGCGCAGCGTCCGCGACGGCCGGCCCGGTGGCGGTGGTGCCGATCTTCGGCGTCATCATGCCGCGCGCCAACGTGATGACGGAGATGAGCGGCGGGACGACCGTCGACCAGATCCGCGAGCAGATGTCCGAGGCGCTCGCCGATCAGAGCATCGCCGCGGTCATCGGGGAGTTCGACTCCCCGGGCGGCTCCGTCGAGGGCATCGACGAGCTCGCGACGTGGATTCGCCAGCAGCGCGGGCAGAAGCCGATGGTCGCCGTCGTCAACACGATGTGCTGCTCGGCGGCGTATTACCTCGCGTCGCAGTTCGACGAGATCGTGGCGTCTCAGTCCTCCATCACGGGCTCGATCGGCATCTTCACCGAGCAGGTGGAGTACAGCAAGGCCAACGAGATGGACGGGACCACGGTGTCCATCATCCGCGCGCCGGACGCCAAGCACGACGTCAACGACTCCGAGCCCATGACCGACGCGGGCCGGGCGCACCTCCAGATGCTGATCGACGACTACTACGGCCAGTTCGTCACCGCCGTCGCCAAGGGCCGCGGGGTGGCGCCACAGGCCGTCCGGGAAGGCTACGGCGGGGGCCGCGAGCTAACCGCCGTGCGTGCCAAGGATGCGGGCCTCGTGGACCGCGTTGACACGCTCGACAGCACGGTCCGCCGGTTGGCGAGCGGACGTGGCCGCGCCGCGATGGCGCAGCCGTCCGCATCATCTGACCTCAATCCCGCGGCTCTGGTCTCGGAGCCGTTCGATGCACGCCTCGCGCTGGTCTCGGCAGAAGCGCGTGCCCTCGTCGACCACGCCCGGGAGCGTGCCGACATGCGTGTCAAGGAAGGCCGCTCGCTCACCGCGAGTGACCGCTCCGGCCTGCTCGCGGTAGCGGACGCGCTGCACGAGGTGGCGGACCTGACGCGGCCGGAGGCCG